TCGATGACCGCCTTGGCGCCGCAGTTGAACGCGGTCGTGTCGGGCTGGCCGGCGACGAATGGGGATTTACCGAACCGAGCCGTCAGGTCGTCGAGCACGGCTTGGCCATCGCCGAACAGCTCGAAGGCGCTGCGGTACTGCTGCGGCGTGGCGAAGGTCTCGGAGCTCATGCCGTCGCCTTCACTTGCCGCTGCAGAGCGGCGTCGGTGGCCATCATCTGCGTCTGCTGGGCCTGCGCGGCCTGCTGCTCGGCGGCCTGCTGGTCAGCGCGCGACTTGCGCAACAGGGCCACGGCCTTCTCGTTGCGCAGCGCCTTGGACGGTGCGCCCAGGCTGTCGGCCATCAGGCGCAGCGAGGCGTCGGAGTCGATCAGATCCAGCGCCTCGGGCTTGCCGGCCTGCGCCATGACGAAGGCGTTGTTCTGCAGCCGTTCCAGCGCCGACACTTCCTCGAGCTTCTGAGCCCGAGCAAGCGGCGACTGGTAGCGGATCGTCAGCGAGGCGTCAGCCAGCGAGTCAGGCAGCGGCGGCAGTTGGCCGGAGCGCATGGCCAGGCCAAACACGCGCAGGATCGTCGGTGCCAGGTCTTCGGCCTGGAAGCGACCGAACAGCGGGCCGAGCAGCTGGCGGATCAGCGCCGCACGGGCGTAGAACTCGGTCGCCGTCTTGGTCGGCGCATCCACCGGCGGCAGCTGGTCGGCCATCATGATGCGGCGGATCTCGGCCCGCATCTGGTCGGCCTTGGAGAATGAGACGTTGAAGTCGGCGCCCGATGGCAGGGCCTTGATGGAGTCGACCGAGTTGGCCACGATGACCGACCCGCCCTTGACCTTGACCGTGCGCGGGTTCAGCACGCCGTCATCTTCGGCCACGTACACGCCGGCCACAGCGCGCGACAGGGCACGCGACTCGAGCACCAGCAGTTCGTTCAGGCTCTCGATCGTGGGCAGCGCGTTCGACACCGGGCCGACTGCGTAGTCCGAACCGGGCAGCGTCATCCAGCGTGCGACGACCACGGGCATCTCGTGATAGCCCGACTCGCGGACCACCTTCTTCTCGCTGACCTCGATGTGGCACGAAGCGATCGGCAGGTTCTGCTTGAGCCGGCCGCCGGACATGGCCAGGCGCCGCGGATAGATGGCATGCACGAACTCGAACTGGTCGCCGTGCTTGCCCTTGGTCACGCAGTCGCGGATCTTCTCGCTGACGGCTTGCTCTCCGTAGACCGTGATCGCCTGCTCGGCGGTCAGCTTGAACGCGCGGTACACGGTATCGACCGGTCCGCCGGAGCGTGAGCAGGCATAGAACACCTGCGCGATGGGCCACTGCTCGAACGTGAGGCCACCCTTCTCGCGGTCCTCGTCGATGTACATGGCGAACCAGCCCGCGCACACGGAATCGACCGTGCATTCGAACTTCGCCGCGTCGTAGTTGGCCGCGTGGATCGACTCCCACAGGAACTTCGCGGCCTCATCGAGCCAGCGCCGTTCCTCGTCCGACTCGTCGCCGGCATCCAGCGCGAACCAGACCGCATTGGCCGGGGTCATGCCAGACATGATCGAAGACGACAGCAGCCGGACCGAGTCCGACGCCGTCGAGTCCATGATCTGCGCCTTGCGGTTCTGCGCCGACTGCGCGTCCACCTGGTCGCCGTTCAGCCCGGCAGACCGCTCGGGGTAGGTCATCTCGAAGCAGCGGCGCCACACGTTCTCATGGCGACCGCGCTCCGACTTCAGCCCGGCCAGGCGCCGAAGGATCAGGCCGGCTTGGTCGTCGTCGGCCATCAGTAGCCGCCGATCGTCTTGCGCCGGTTGGGCTGGGTCGGGGTGGCTGGTGCCGCGGGGTTGAGTTGGCCTGCGCCTCGAGCGATCAGCGACTGGCTGATGTCGGGTGCGTCGCGGAATCGGCTGCCGGCCTGGCGCATGACTGTCTGCGCGGTCGACAGCGGGCTGTCACCGGTGCCGGGCTGCTCGCCGACGCCACCAGGTGCACCGCGGGCGATCAGGCTCTGCTGCTCGCGGCGGCGCTTCTGGTCCATGGCCAGCCGCTGGTTCGCTGAGGTGGCAGCATCGGCCTCAGCCTTCATGCGCTCGGCCTCGGCGTTGCCGGTGGACGATCCGCCACCGGCACCACCGCCCAGCAGCTTGCCGCCGACCGTGGCGCCGACTGCGCCGAGAACCATCGACACCGGATCGCACATGGCGTCAGGCCTTGCGCTCGACCGGAGCGGGAACGAGCCAGCCCTGTCGGGTCAGGATCGGGCTCTTGAGGGTGGCCAGGTCGACGTCGATCGCGTTCGGCACGTCGGCAGCGACAGCCGGGGCCGGCGTCTCGGCGACTGGCACCGACTTGGCTGCGTCATCGGCAGCGCCGGGGATCTTGGTCGGCTTGGTGGCCATGCTCTGCGCTCCGGGGGATTGGGACGCAGGCAATGTCGGCGAGCATAGGGGGAAAAATCTTTACGCTGTTTGCCTTAGCACGGCCGACACGGAGAGTGTCACGGTGCGCGTCGGCAGGTCGGTCCAGGCCAGCCCGGTTCGGTCGCACCACAGCTCGATCATCGCCGCTCCGGTCCAGAACGCCGGCTCACCGATCGCTTCCTCGGCAGTCCAGTTGCCCAGGCCTTCGCGAGTCACACCGATGTGGTCGGCCACCTGCTGCAGCGACATGCCCTGCTTGCGGATGTTGGCCAGCATGCGCGGCCAGTCGAGCCGGCGGGTTCGTGAGAGGGTCAGCATAGGCGCCTCACTTGCAGCGATGGTCGTGGCACTTCGGTGGCGGCGTGTCCTTGCGCGCATCGGGGTCGTCGTCGCGGCCACCGCCGCACGCGCACAGGATCAGGGCAGCCAGGATGATGGACAGGGTTTTCATGCGGTTCTCCGTTGCTTGATGCGTTGCAGCCACTGCTTGACCAGCGCGTGGCCTTCCTTCACCTGGTCGCCGAACATGCGCCGGGCGGCCCCTTGGTAGTCCTCGAGCAGATCGGCGCGGGTGACAGCCATCGCTCGAGCCTTGCACGAGATGCAGCCCGACGTGAACGAGTCGACGCGCGGCAGTTGCTCGGCGGCTTGGCAGGCTGGGCAGGTCATGCAGCCACCTCAGCCGGCGCGATCTTCACGAACACTCCAGGCGTCGCCCCGTAGCGCTTCTCCTTCGTCACCGCCACCACGCACACGTCATCGCGCCACACGACGCCGTTGCAGCCGTCGAATATGGCCTTCTCCACGTTGTCGATGTCGGGCTTCGTGGTCGGTCGGATCTGCTGCAGCAGCGCGCTGGCCTGCTTCTTCTTCGACCAGCTGGCAGGCACTTGGCAGGTGATGGTCATGAAGACGTGCACGGCCTGGTCGATCAGCGCGCCACCGTCCATGGCCTGGTGCGCTGCGTGAGACACCAGCGATTCATACGCGACCGTCTTGGCCGGCGTGAACATGCGGGCGTGTGGGCCGACCTTGCCGATGCGTGCACGGCCCTTGCCTTGAGGCTGGCCGGGGACGGTGAACGAGATCATCTAAGGCTTCCTTTCGTACACATTCGCCTAACGTGTCGATGCACCGGACCTAGCGGCCGGTGATCTTTGAGTTGTGCCCGCGCACCAGCCGAGCCAGTGCTTTCCTGGCGCGCTCGGCCTCGTCGCCGCAGCGCACGCCGTTGCCGTTCTCCCAGCCGCGAAAGCCGGGCTCACGGCATCCTTCGTCTAGCTTGTCCAGCGCGGCCAGCATGCGCAGCGCAGCACTCCGCAGCTTCCACAGCGCCTCCACCGTGGCCGCGATGCTCTCGCCGCTGTGATGACGGTCGTCGGTCACGTACCGCAACGGCTTGTCGCTCATCAGCACTTCGGCAAGCTGCTGGGCGTGCCTGCTGGCGCCACATGTGTTCGCGGGGAAGTCGCGGGCCGCGGTCATCCGGCGTGCGGCATTCCTGCGCGCTCCGGGTGAGGCGGGCACAACTCCTCGGTCGAGGCGAGGCCCTACGGCCTCGCCGGTCTTGTCGTGCTCGCTCATCGTGCAGCCTCCGGTCCCGCCTCACCTCAACCGTTAGGCCCGCAGAAACGCCGTGCCGTCTGGGGCAATGACGTAGATAGGCGGGTTCCCCAAAACTTTGGCATCCCACTGCGCGTGCGCGCCATCCCGGTAGGGTGGGTCGTAGTAGCGTGTTCCGTCCCCGGCTTGGCATGGCGTTTGGATGCTGCCGCGCAGGCTCGGCGGCTTCATTGGGATCACTGCCCAGGGTGGCCCCTTAGTGCAGTTGCCGTCGCCGTCGTCATAGTCCTCGCGCCGGATGTCGTACTCATCGAGCGGGATCACCAGCTCATAGTGGCAGGCCCACTCAAAGTTTCTGGCGTTTGGTTCGGCTGCCGCCCATCGCAGTTGCAGGCGCGGCACGGGCAGCGCGGCGGGCCTAACCATTCGCTCAACCGGACCCAAAACGGCCGGGGTGTTCTGTTCCATTCTCATGCTCCTGTGCGGGCCGTTTCGGTCCGGTTAGCTCAAACGTTATGCCCCTTGTGGCGGGCCAAGGCCAAGTTCACCAGCGCGCACCATTCGTTTCCGCTCAACTCAGGCACTTTCGGGCTGCATCGCGTCACAGCGAACAACTCTCCCAGCAGCGCGTAGCAGTCATCAAAGCTCACGGTTTGCTCAATCCCCAGCGCTTCCAGCATCGGGGCCAGCCCAAGCACAGGTTCATGTTTCACGGCTGGCCTTTCCGAATGGCGTGCGCGGCCTCAATGGACGCCCGGAACGGGTAAGGCGGCGTCGTGTCGCAGATCAGCGCGCATCGGTGGCGTTCGCGCGCCGTAGCGGCCTTCCACGCTTCCCACTCGCCACTGGTGTCGCTCTTGTGCCTGTAAGCCTCGCGGCCCCATCGCTCATCGGCCCAGTCCTCAAACGCCAAACGCTCTGGGTCCAGCCTAACTGTGCGTTCAACCGGACTTGCGCCGACAGCTTTGGTGGTCATCATTCGTCCTTTCGGCGCAAGCCGGTGATCTTTGAGTTAGATAATAAACAACGCCGCAATCACCAGCACCAGCGCCACAGCAAGCCAGTTCACGAGGCGGTCAGTGCGCCGATTGCTCTCTGCTGAGAGCTCGGCGAAGTCGGATGCCAGCTTCGAGTCCCGGGCATCCACCCCGAGCCC